TGTTGCACCCAATGTTAAAGCTTGTGCTTCTGTACCTGCTGCATCGTCAGCACTTGAAGGTGTGTACATTCCAAAGAACCACATTAATACATCCCATGGTCTTATTTTCTCAGCCACAAATCCTATTGCTTCCAAGAATGAAATCCATGAAAAACCCTGTCCGTTATTAGTGAATATATTTCCAAGTTGTAATCCAAACTCTATCATTTTAGGATAAACCCTTGCAAACATTGGTAATACACTAGCCATAACTACTCTTAATATAGGTAATAGGAAGAAACCGAACATATCGCCTATTGGTCTTAATGTCAAATCAAACATTAGTTTAAACAAGTCAAACATTTTATTCATCATTGGTGAAGCTTCAAATATCTTTTTCCACATACCGATCATTAAACCTAAACTAACAAGTGATATTGCAACACCTGTTTTATGTCTAACAACAAAGTCTTGAACCTTTCCACTCATATCTAAAAGTTTTTTAAACGTTGGGTGTGTTCTTAAAAATTCAAACTGTGCTGCATTTTTCTGTGTACTTGATATATTATCTCTTTCTTCTCTTGCCTGATTAAATAATGCAAGATCATCTCTTAATTTATCACTTGGTAATGTTTCTTTTGTCCACTCTGCTTTCAATTCATCTCCTTCTAAATATTGTCCCAATCCTCTACCTCTAATAACATCCATGTTTTTCTGCCAACCTGCTTTATCTCGACCAAGTTGACGGTATCTAGCATTTGCAGCAAATTGACCAAGTAAGCTAAATGCTCCCTGACCAGCACCACCCACTAATCCAATTCCACTTAATGCAGTTTTAAACATTGTAAGACCACTAACTGTATTTTCAAGTGAATGTCTTAACTCGATATTTCTTCGTACTTGATCTGCGTGTACTCTTTCTGTTATTCTTTTCTCTTTTTCTCGTAATTGAATGAGACTTTTATGTTGTTCATTTTGCTTCTCCATCATTCTTTCTTGGGTTTCTAATTGTTTGATATAGCCCTTTACGTGTATTTTTGCTATTCTCTCTTCTGTTAATCTATTTTGAATTTCCTTACCATACCTAGATAGTGTTACAACATTATCTCTGTAACTTTTCTCTTGTAATTTTCCAGCATCTATTATATCTCTAATGAGTTTTGCTAATTCAGCTACTGTTTGTTCAGCACTCTTAATTGTCATATTTATATATTTCTTATCTATCTATTAAAAGTTTTTCCTCATATTTCTAGGCATACCTTGTTTCATTTTAGTCATGGCATCTTGTTTCTTTTCAATTTCCTTATGTGTTTGTAATAACATAGTTAAATATGATACAGGTTGTTTATCAACAGTTTCCTTATCCCATCCAAACTGTGTTGCACAAAAATAATAAACTTGGCTATTTAAGGTTTGACGTTGGCTGTTGGCTGGAATGTCTCCATCCAGTCCTCGATATAATCTGCTAAAGGGTGGAAGCTTAAGACCTCCTTCAAAATCTTTTGGGCTATTTTTCTATCTAACATTTCGATTGCAGTAGTATCACCTGTTTTAAATGGTGCTTTTGTGATTACTTTTGCAAGTAAATTGATTCTATAATTTCTCAAATCAACTTTAGGTTTTGTAACATCTGATAGATCAACTGTTTGTCCTACTAATTCCTCAACGTCACCAAACGTTAAAGAATCTTCAAATTCGACAATTTCTTCCTTACCATTATAGGTAATTTTAACAGTTTTAGTACCCATACATAAAATGTCTTAATGTATTTTATAAAGGTTATGCTGCTGTTCTTGTTGTGACTCTAGCTGAAAGTGCTTTAAATGGTAAGTCTTCAAATACAGGTTGTACTGGAACCAATCCACTAATATCATGGCTACCAAATGATACACTTCTTAATTCTACTGTTATGTATTTATTACCACTTGTGAATTTTAATTCTGCTCCAACATGACTTTGGTTTGTATTTTTGTGTGTACTTCCATCAGAAATACCTTCTTCATTAACATCTTTTGAAGCTTGGTTTAGTAAGTGTGTTAAGTGTTTTATATCTTTGAATGATGTTTGGAATGTACCTGAAATTTCAAATACTTGCCTGTAAGCATCAACAGAACTATGTGAACCAAGTTCGTATAATAATGCTGTGTTTGTATTAAAGTTTACACTTACGTTTTGAATTTCACCCAATGTTCTTAACCCTGAACCATCTGATACTTTGAATGTACCATGTGCAAATGTTAATGGTTTACCTGTAATTGCTGTTTGGTTTACAATCGTTCCACCTGCTTCTGTTGAGTCAGTTGTATCTTCTTTTCCATATGATATGGAACAAGTTCCATCAACTGTTTGACCTATTGATGTGTTTAATGTTAACCCTGTGACAACACCTCCCTTCAACGTTCTTCTAATTCTTGTTGCTGTACTATTTGTTGTTCCATCTGAATAAGTATGTGCTCCACTAAATTGCTGATCTACTTGAACTGATACTGAATTTATAACTGCTGGTGATGTTGTTGCTGATGGATTACTTGAGCTTGCTGGATATACATATCCACTAGTGTTTCCACTTGGTGCTCCATAAATACTTTGAAATAATGCTTGTGAATCAGTATCATCCCATGTGAAAGAAACATCACAAGTTCCAGCCTGTTGTCCATATGCAAAAGCATCAGGTTCAATTTGACCTAATTGATTAAGATCAATTCTATTAGTACCTATTGAAAGTGTGTTTACACTTGTATTTAATCCAAATGTTTTTGGTGATGATAATGCCTTTGCAGCCCCTGAACCACTTGTTACAGGTGTTCCAAATGTTGTCTCATATCCATAATGAACTGAACTTCCACCAGAGGTATATACTGCCATAATATAAAAGATACCGAGAATCTATTTAAAGATTACGTGGGGTCGCTTTTCCTAAAAGAGAGTGTCAAGACATATGCGTACATATTACGGAAACGATAGTTCTTACTATATGAACCGATAACCCTCAAATCTGTGTAATTTGTGCCTGTTATGTTATCTTTTATAACATTAACAACTTTCTTTACAACTTCATTATGTCTCTTAATATCCCTATAAGTTCTAATTTCTAATTCCAATATTTGCTCATGCCAAAAGTTTGAACCGTTTAAACCAAAGTAGTTTATCACTTCATTCTTTGGATAAATGATTAATTGGTCTTTTCTATCATCCATGAAACCAACAGTTCTTTTATCCCATATGGCACTAACCATAGGAGGTCTTATACTAGACCATTTTGTCTTTAAAAGAGATTTTATTTCATCAACTGCATCATATGTAATTATTCCCATACTACCACCTTATGCTCTCTCCCTCTTTAAGTTTTTCCTCCATTATATCTCGGTCACCTGACTCATAGACATAATTTTGGTCATATGCCTTGTACATATAGTCATTTTTACTAAATGAACCTGCTGGAGGTCTTTTGAATCTTGTTCTCTCATTCCATTCCCAATCTGTCATTGATGATGGTTTTCTTCCCAAATACCATTGTTTTCTAGCTATGAGAAATGCTGTACTGTCCAAAAGTGTCTCTTTTTGACTGTAAGATATTCTCTGTCTTTTTGTAGGTTCCAAACCAAATCTTTCCCTATACTCTACATACAAATCATAATCATTCATATTTGACCACTTTACATTTCTTATCCATTCTTTTATTGATTCAATATGTGGTCTTTTATTTCCTTCATCTGGGTACCACCCATCTTCAAATTCCAACTCATCATCTTCATCAACGCTTTCACCTCTTAAAACCTGATCAGGTATATCATCTTCAATATTATTATTCTGCATAGATGCAATCATTATTGCTTCCTCTTCCCATGATATATCATCTGCAAATTCTACTGTTTCAGGTAAAACTTCATCAGGAAATGGTGTTTCAATTCTTATTTCTTCTGCGTGTTCTATTAACTCTTCAAGATCTCGTTCAGATTCAATTCGATCATATTTCTTATCATCTGTAACAATTTGTGCTTTTACATTATATTCACGAAGTTTCTTTACCTTATTAACTGCAAAAGATACAACACCTTCTTTAACAGCGTTTAAAGCAGTTCGTATATTCATGCTTAAGGAGAAATAACAAAGACTTCTCTTCTATTTGCGATACAATTATCTATTTCTTCTTGCCAAATTCTCTTTGATTCACTTGGGGAATTAATACCACCTGTTGGTAGCTCATCCATACGGAAACTAGTATTCATTAAATCAATAGCTGTCATTTTGATAACTGCATCTTTAACATCCAATGGAATTGTTGTATCACCACCATACTCTTCTCCACCATATCTATAAGTAACTCTAACCCTGTTTTTCCTCAAAATACTGAAAAGAAATCCTCTCAAGTGAATGGTTCCTCTTTCATATTCTGCATCATACCATTGACCATTAGTGACAATGTTTTCCCAAGTTGCACTAGCTCCTTGCCAAATTTCGATTTTATCTCCCTGTGAGCTGTTAAAATCTAATATTCTTCTATGTCTAAGGAAAATTGGTGTACCCCAACCAAATGTATAAAGTAATGGTAAACTGTGAACTTCTCTTGTGATAGTCTTTACACGCCAAGCATGACCTGTTCTACGTTCAAATTCTTCTTCCTTTCGGTTGATTATTTTCTCAACTTGTGTTTTATTAGGAGTAGTAGTAGCAGTAATGGGGACTCTGAGAAAATCAGATACATCTTCGACTGAACAGTAAGTTGTAGCCATGTAATATATAAACTTAGTATGTATTTAAATTTACTTAAAAACAACTGTCCATTCTGCTGAACCTGTGACATCTGCGTAAATACCATCTTCAAATCTTCTATTAATATCTTGGTAATTACCCTCTATTTCACCAAAAATAGTGAATTCTGTTGCTCCACTGGCACCACCGTTTTTAAGGACACATTTTGCTCCACTCGAACCTTTTTTACTACAAAAGACAGCGACTACTACGCCATGACTACCTTTTATAGTTGTATCACTATTAAATGATATAACATTGTGGTTTAATTCGACCATATCATATTGTCCAATTAGGAATATATAAGGATTGTGAAAGAAAAAAAATTAGACTTTATGGACTCTAGTAGCCTATGACTAGAAATTCAAACACTTTATTTGCGATTGAGGTAGAGTTTGCTAACTCAGCAAATACTGCGCCTGCTGAACCACCAACTGTAAAGAGTTTAATCTTTGCGTTAGCCTTGTCATATTCTACTTTGTATGTTGAATCCGTATATTCTGGGATAACAGCAACTAGTGTAGAAATTCTTCCCTCTTTGAGGTCGGCTGACACTCCGTTGGTTGCATAAGCATCAGAACCACCTGCGGTGACTTTGACCTTATAGATTCGCAGTTTTGAAACTAGTGCTGCTTGGAAAGAAAGTGTCTTTCTAACATTTGCACCTGTCCAATCGGATGTACTGACTGTAACTGCCATATATAATTCTCAATGAACAAGTATATAAAGATACCCCCTAGCTTTCGCTAGAGGGTGTAAAGTTGTTAACGTTGTTTAATTCTCCAACGCCCAAGAATGTGTAAGACTCTGACTCTCACTAATTATTCTTGATGAAAGTTCCTAATAAGTATTAAAAAAAGAAAAAAAGGGAATTGGTAAATTATTAATATTGACCTTAGTTGCCTAAAGTTTAATATCTCTGATTTTACCTTGAGACTTGAAGTGACGACAAACTGTTTCGCCCATAGTTCTGAATACACCTTTCTCAACAAATGCGTTGTTGATGAATGGATAACCAGCGCTTCTACGTGTTGCTTCATAGTATTCTGTTGGGATTGCGATTTGGATTCCGATTCTTGGATAACCATATCCTTCTGCATCTGATGTATCAAGTGCGAATAATCTACCGATCTCTGATGAGTCGGAAGCGTTACTTGGTGCATCCTTGCTTGGAATGAATGGTATTCCGTAAATTGAATCTACGTGAATTCCAACTCCTGTACCTTTGAATGTTTGAATTCCGTTTACATCGATTTGTACAAGTGCTTCACCGTATGGATTTGGAATACGGACTGAAGGCATATACAAGCCTTGAATTTCGGAATAAACTTCATGGGAACCGAGGAATACGTTTGGATCTTTACCTGCTGCGATTCTAATCTTTCGTAAGAAAGTTCTTAGAGTGTCATCGGTAAGGACACCATTAGTACCAATGGTACCTGAAGCAGATTCTACTGTACTGTCAAATGAAGTGCCACTATCTCTGTCGATAGTTGCGTTTGCTGCCCAAGGGTCATAGTAACCTGTTTGAGAACCACCTACTGCATCCTCTTCAGCATCACTGCTGACGATTCTGTCTAGTGTCTCAAAGTCTTTGGTACCTGTGTTAGCACCACTTGCGCCTGCTGCTTCAGCTTCAACATCTGCGAGAAGCATACGGTTTAAGAACTCTTTGTGCTGAACTGCCATGTACAAACGGAGTGAACCAAGTCCTCCCCAAATGTCGTCTTTAGAGTGTGTTGCTAACCATTCCATAACTTCAGTTGCACTAAATGGTAACTGAGCTGTCTTTGGTCTAACATCAATCTCTTGTAGAGTTGGCTTTACTGTTTCAGCAATATTTCCACCTTCACTTGTACCACCTAGGGTAGTGTTACCTTGGTTAGTATTGAGTGTTGGTTTGGCTGTAATGACCCTCCATCCAGATTTGTCCCATGGATATTTTGGCAATATACCGAAAGCGTTAGCTTCAAGGTTTAATTGCGCCCATGCGTAAGCTCCGAAGATAGCGTTAAAGGTACCTGCGGTGCTAGTTGTTACTGGTGCATCTGCTTTACGGAGGAGGTTACGGTTATAGCCATAATATTGAGCTTCTAGTTCATCAATAGTTTTAATTTGAACCATTTTAGAACTGACCTACCTCTTCTGCTGTTGGTTGATAGTACTTTCCTTTTAGAATATCACGAGCTACGTTTGCCAAACCCTCATAACCTTCTGCTCTAGCATCTTTTAATATTGGTGAATAATCTTCCGAGAAAGATTTGTCAACAGTATCGATGATAGTATTTGGTCGTGGAGTTTCAGTAGAGAAAGTAGTTCCTTGAGCTTTTTCTTGCATTTTCAAATCACCTTCATCGCTTTCTGGGTGTTTTTCACCATCAGATGCTTCCTGATCAGAATTAAGACTAGTTTGTCTTGAATTTGATTGGTATTCATCTGGTACTGTTGTCTTTGCGCCAACATCTTCTGAATCAGAAGTTTTTGGTTTTAAAGGCAAATCAGTTGGTGTTTCGAGAGCTTTTAATCTGTTATCAATACCTTGTAGGGTAGTGTCAACTGATTTTTGAGTCTCTGCCAGTGATTGTACGACATCGGTGAGAGTGTCCATGTTAGATTTTACTGCTTCTTGAAAAGATTTTTCAACCTCTTCTTTAGAATCTTCTTTTTCTTCTTTGGCTTCTGTCTCTTCGATTTCTTTGGATTCGTCTTCTGCCATGTTATTATTATATTTAACTTTTGTGGGGTTTATATATATTTCGGTCTTATATGTATCATCATCTGCTTTACCTTGACCACCCATTTGATTATTATTATCCTCTGTTTGATAACCTGCTTTAAACGTATATTCTATTTCCTCTGCCTTTGTCTTATCTGAATTATTTCTACCTGAACTAGTATCTGTATCAACATCTTGGTTATACATACTGTGACTAGTGCCATCATTCTCTGCATCTTGTTTACCTTCACTATCTCTTTCACTGTTTTCTTCATTATTATCCTTAACTTCAGTAGTTTGTACGCCTGAACCTATACCTGTGTTCTGATTATAGGCATGATCATGACCTAATCCTCTTTGACCTTGTACGTGCATTTGTTCACCACCTAGACTAAATTTGTCAATATAACAGCCAAAACCGTCACATTGAATGAGCATTTTTCCATCATCTCTTTCCTTATAGTTATCTGTCATAGCCTTAGCAATAGGGTTAAAATCAGTAATAACTGCTAATGGAACTGCTGGATCTTTACAAACTGCAACCTCATAATGTTCTAAATTCTTCAATTCATATGCAACTGAACCATCTTTCATTACTTTTGGTGTTCTGTTGGATTTAGTTGCTCCACCAAAGGATAATCCCTTATACTCACCACTTTTGATTTTAGACCATATTTCATTGTCTAATTCATAGTTTTTGTGGATTTTACCTGTGATTTTAATTGCTGGAAATTCCTCACCATCATTCCCTTTATAGACAGTTTGGGCATAACTGATACCCTTACCTATAATACGATTGGAATGAGTGTCACTAATAGGTGCTCCTCTATCCATCCATATAGGTAAGACCTTAATTAATTCATCAACTACTGTAATTTCACCTTGTTTATCCTTTACTTGAACTGTTAAATAACCCTCAAAGAATCTACTATCATCTGCGATAGGATGTAGTGATTTAGTCACTAATTTATTGAAATATAAATCTTCTTCTTCCACGTTTAGTTTTAACATCGTTTGTATATAAAGTTTTTATTAAAAAAGGTAAAATGGTTGGGTTACTCACCCAAAACATAGCCATTTTAGTCTTTCTTTGCTTTTGTAACTGCGAAATCAGCTGCGAAACCAGTGGTCAAACCAATTAAGGCTAAACCAATATCCCCAACGCCTTCAGTTGCAATAGTTTGACCTATTGCTATTGCTGCGAAGGTGGATATGATTAAAGCACCTGCGAATTTCCTTGCAGAGAAAGATTCATCTTGTCTATGTAGGTAACCTCGTAGTGTGTTTAACCCTGCACCGATTACTGCTGCGCCCACAGTTATTAGTACTGGATCTACCATGTTTTGTGCTATTCGAAGGGGGTTTATAAGGTTTATTCTTTATCTAACACTTTTGCCACTAAATCCTCCAAGTCCGAGTTAGCTTCTTCATGGAGTCTATTGGATTGTCTATCTAATGCTGTTGATAAAATAATAAGGGCTTTACGGAGTTGTTGTATTTCCGTACATAAGCTTTTTTGTGTAGAAGAGAGTTTTTTAAAGTAAGCTAATAATGCTCCACCACTACCCATAACTATTCCTATAACTATCTCTGAAAATAGATTATCGATTATCTCGAACATAAATACCTTTTGATCTTATTGTATTTAAAGAATACTTCTATTTCATCGGAACTAAAATCTTACTTTGAATTAATTCAAGAATTAAAATTGGATCTTCTGTTATATCATCTATGAACTCTGGATCATCATTACTTATACCTTCGAATTTACCACACTTGAAACAAACGAATACGTGGTGTTCACCATCAGTATATGGATAGAACTTCGAACCACATTCACAAGTCATACTCATGTTTTGTTTTCTAAGGGTTTATAAATAAGTTTTGTCGTATAGAATTATTGGCTACTTCAATATATATTTATGAAAATCTTGCAACATATAATAAAATATATGGTGAGAATAGAGATGATGAAATGCGTGAAACACCATTATTAGATATGTATGTTAATGGAGAACAACTATATGTTTTAACAAACACAAGTTTACATAAAGAACAACCACAGTTACAGAGAACGATTGTTCATTTTAGAAATAAAACTTTAGGTGAGTGGGAAAGTGGTAAGGAAGTGTTGATAAAATTCGGTTGTTTACGTTTCAATGTAAAGAAAGAAATGCTTGAGATATATCCAAAATTTTTAAGAAAACCAAGACTTTCAATGAGAGTTGGAAGATATTATGGTGATTTGGAGAAAGGAAAGATTAAAATTGATTACTCTTTAAGATTCTATGATTTGTTTAGAGATAGAATAAATTTAATTTTGGAGGAAAAAGATGGCTAGAAAATGTAAAGAATGTAATGAGTTTAGATTTGAAAAAGATTTTTTTGATGAAAGATTCCTAATGTGTAGAAGTTGTTATGCAGATATACCACCACATACAATCACTTGCCCTAGGTGTAATGAACGATATGATGGATATTGGCAAGAATGTGATAAATGTATTCAAGAGGTTTACCCTGAAAAATGAAATTTGATTTATTCCTAGGTGATGTGGAAGACAGATTAGATACAATAAATAGTAATTTAGAAGAAATTAAACAATTATTAGTATTACTGTTAACACCACCTGATTTAAAAGAATATGAAGAATGGAAATTAAAAAAACGAAAGGGTTTAGATTAAACAGGTATTAAAAAACCAATTCGTAAACCAAAACCAACCACCTTCATTACAAATCAAAATTTTGCACCACAACCATTACAGGTAGAAAACCCTTTCGATTGACCATCATTTTTACCCCAAGTCCATTTCCAACCCTTAGTAGCTTTACATTTAGGACATGGTTCTATGTAACTCATCTCTTATTACCTAAACCTTTACTCATTATTTCTTTCCAATCTTTACCATGCTTTTTCCTAATTTTAACCCAAAATGGATCTGCACCAAACATACCACCTTTCTTATTGTATGCTTTAGTTACATTTGCAATTCTTCTGTGACATGAACGACAGAATCTTGCATTAATCTGTTCTATTTCAAACTTGTGTTTTCCACAAAAGAAACAAAGTCCATACATTTTATGTGATATTGTTGCAAGAAGTGGTTCTCTGCCACGTTTACCAGCACAGTCACCACAAATATCTGCTATTGTAGCTGATGTTGCATCTCTCTTAAAACAATTAATACAAACTGCTTCTTTATAGTGATCTACCCTAGTATATTCATCAGATTGATGTTTTTCCCAAAGTTTCTTGGTTAAATCATTTGCATTTTTGTTTGTGTCTAACTCTGTTGGCATACTAATTCTCTGCTAGTTTGATCTTTTTAAGTGTATCGTCTAGTAAATTTCGTATGTTTGTACAAGCATAATCACTTAAACCATGCGTTCTACACTCTTTGCGTATTTCATCAAGTAATTGGTCTATTTCACTAAATTCTGCCTTGTAAACGTTAACTGTACCACCACTTAATTTAATTTTCTTTGCTTTTACAACACGTTCTACCTGTTCCTTGTGTATTTTCTCTGCTTCTTCTTTTTTTACCCAAGGACTGAACTGTGTCCCAGAATCAACTCCCTTTTTACTACTTTTTGTTGTCTTTTTCGGCATCTTCCCACCTCCTTGTTCCTTCTAATTCGGCTTGAACTAAGTTTCTAGCCTGTCTAACTGTCATACCTGCTGATTTTCTCAACTCATCAACAGTTTTTGTCTTTTTCCATTGAAAATCAATGGCAGTTTGTAATGTATTTTTAACAACTTCAAAGTTCTTTGGTGTTATTCCATCAGGATATGCTGATTTCTTTGATAATGTAGTACCCATACCACTTGCTGGTGACTGTCCCATGGTTCCACCTGTGTCAGATGGTCTTGAATTCTTTGGTTCACCTTGGAAATTAGTAGCATTTTCACTTTGTTGTCCCATCATGTTTCCTCTGCCGTTAATTCCACCCATTCCACCACCTTGCATAGCCAACATATCACCTGTAATTGCACTATCTTTACTGATTTTAAACTCACCTGTATGGGTTCTTGTAATTTCAAAGCCCATTTGTTGCAACATAGCCATGTTTTGTATCTCAACACCGTCAGTTTGCAAGTCTCTTAACTTGTCGGTTTCTTCTCCCAACTTTAATTGTAATTTCCAATCATCAACACCCAAATGTTCTGCTATCTTTCTAAAGAAAGCCTTTTCCAATAACTCTTGACCCCACTTTACAGCCCTATTTGTAATGGTTACTTGAAGTCCTTCCTGTGACCATCCACTTGGGGTTTCACCATAATAGAATGGTAATACACCGTAAACTGCTCCAATAATCATTCTAAGTTCTCTTCTAATCTCGATAAATTCTAATTCTTTCAATGAACCTGTAAAGTCCATCCATTGTGCCATATTTGATGAACCCTTGTCAGATTCTACCATTAATGGATGAATCATGTATGGATCTTCTGTTGCTTTCTGTGATAGGGCATCCCATGACTTTCTAAAGGTTTCATAGTTACGTGAAGCAACTACCAATAATCCTCTTGGTGGTCGCATTTTATCAAAGTATTTTCTAATATACTCATCCATATGTGATAAGGACATAGCCTTTGACCAAATGGAATAAATTGGCGAATAACCATAAATTAGGTGTGGTCTATACTTACCAGCCTTCCAAATAACTTCACCTTCGCCATAAACTACACGTTTTGGCTGTGGAATACCTATTGAATATACAGAGTTTACTTCCATAACAGCTTTAAGTGCTTCTGCACCACAACGGTCACATCTTGGTTCGGTTAAACGTTTGTCACGATGTTCAAAACGTGGGCAAACAAATAATGCGTTTCTTTTATCATCAAAACCAATTCTACCATCACTATCAGCTATCATCGCCACCTGTGGTGGATCGATCCTCAAGTACTCTTTTATATTTGTACGTTTATGGTCAATCTTACCTGTCTTATCATCAATCCAATAATTCTTCAAACAAAGCAAATATGCGTTATCACTTATTTCCAAGTCACGTTCCAACTGTCTTGTAACATCTTCCAATGTTTGCTGGTTTCCATTTACTGGTTGAGCAAGCATATCTTCCAAAATCTTTCTGTTTTCAGGTCTTGGTCTTTTCAAGTCAGTAGAACCACAAGTATCACATTGAACTGCATCTTGTAAGGCATCAGTAGTTGGTGGGGGTAAAGCCTTTTTCCTTGGTTGTGGACTTTCTGGGTCGTTATTAGCTTCAAATGCCTGATCATCAGGTATGTCAGTTGCAAGTGGTTGATACTGGAATTCCTTTGCACAGTTGTTACATTTGTACTTGTATTTCTCAACAACTTCAAAACCATTCTTAAAAATTTCACGATTTAATGTTTCTATTGGTATTCTTAAGGCATCAATATTATCTGCTAACTCATAAATCATTATGAGTGGAAATGGGAAAATTGGTAATTTAGCACCTGTATCGGTACTCATGTAAGGTTGTGCTACACTAGGTCTAGTAGTGGTTTCTGTGTATGATTTATTACTAAATCTAAATGCACTCTTTAATGTATCTACAAAACCCATATATGTAAGACTTTATGGGTGTTTATAAACTTTGTCTAAAACTGTCTAATTTTTGTCAGGTTTTATCCACCATGCAAACGACAACCTCGGTTTCTCTCATTCTCTCCACATATACAATTTCGAGCTCCCTCCTCATGTGTATGTGGTGCTTGACCATCTACATGGGTATGAATTGTGCCATCTTCATGTGTATGCTCTACTGAATCAGGGATTCCGTTATCTAAGCCCATAACAACAAATAAATAGTGAAACATATAAGTATTATTACCCAGTGGTGTGAGCTTGCATTTCTATGAATAATAGAGGACTACCGTAGCGAAGTAGCTGGGTAATTCTTATTAACCTACTATTTAAATAAATGGTATGGTTGAATTGGAGGCAAATGACTATTCAGAGATACTTAATTGGTTTACAAGCAAGTATGGTATGACTGGAGATCCAAAGGGCATACCACCTGAAGCAGTACGTGTATTTTGGAAATTAACGTTTCTTGCCGAGGATAAGATTAAAGAAATGAAAGACTTGAAAGGCGACACAGATTCAGAATAACATATTTATAGGGCGATCACAAACACAAATTACACCGAATACCTGCTTATCTCACACACGCACAACGTTAACTGACGAGGGCATATAGGTATCGGTCTTTCCCACTTAAACGCCGAAGGCGTTTTTTCGGTATGGTAACATTTATATAACTCGTTGCCGTAGGTATAGTATGAAATGGTTCTGGTTCTCTGTATGTATGTTTTGGGTTTTCATCCCATTTGGCATGATGCAAGAAGGTTCGATTGGGCTTTGCGTTGTCGGTTCTCTTGCCGTTCTAAACGCATTGAAAGAACATATGAAACCAAAAATCGATCACGTTAATAATGATATATTGGAGGAAATGCGTTGAAATTCCAGTGTGAATCATGTTGGCGACAGTTTGACCAACACGCTATTGCCAAAGTCAACGGAGCACCACTATGCGATAAATGTGCTGCGAAAAGGTTAAAATATGCCTTTGGGAGAAAAGATTAACATGAAGGAAAAACCAATTATATTTACAAAGTGGATTCTAATTTTACCTATTGTGATATTCTTTGCAACTATGTTCTTTGGTCTTACGTTCCATGACCCCGCTCCATCTACAAACGCTCCGTTTAATGAGTGTGAAAGAGTGATACCTACTGCTTCTACTAAGGTGTGTCCATAATGGCTGTAATGTACAAAGAACAGAAGGATTGGGATATGCACTATAAGGAATGGAAACGTATATTGCCCAGCATTGTTGGTAATGATAAAGGAACTGAATATAGGCGTAAAACTATTGAACGCCTTATAAGTGAATATGAGGTAATGAATAAATGAGTAAATGTGAATGGCACTATAACTTTCAGTTTGAGTGCTTTAAATTCTATTGCAAGGCTTGTGGAAAGGGTGAACATGAACCGAATATGTAACCACCCCAGCTTCGTATATAAGGAAGACAGATGTTTTTGTAGGGTTTGCAGAAAGGAAATAACTAATGATTGGGAATAAGCAATTAGAGAAGGTTATGTGTGTAGCCTGTAATGAACACTTTGGTGATCACTCAAAGCGACAACTTATAAGGTGTATTTTTAGAATACAGGGAACTATGGTAGGTTCTGAGATTGATAACCAACCTCCCCACGAATTATCCGATAAATAGCCTACGCCTTTTATATATGTAGGAAAGCTCAAATTTTCATTTTTTCGCCATGTCCACTAGGGCGATGCCCTGCAAGAAAAGAAAGTGGGTGGAAATAAATTAGGGTTAGCTAATTGTATTTCTCTTAATCTATCTGTATCATCAATATTCCGCGCCAATCACACTTTAATTGGTGCTTCATATTTGGACAGTTTGCGTTCACATATTCAACGAGTGCCTTAGTATCGAACTTGTGACTTGTTTTTTCCTCGCCTTTCTTGTTTGTGAATGTCTCTTCAGTGTGGAATCTTTCGATCATGTCGTTAAAGACTTGCTCATAGACTTTTGCACTTTCTATTGCTTTACGTCTTTTCTCTAAGAACTCTAGTTCCTCTTTTGTTGGGTTCATTGTTGTTATCGACTACAGCACCGAGAACCAGCGTGATCGCATTTAGGCATGGGTCGTGCCTGAGATTCTGATCGCTATTCATACAAGTGATAAGTATTGGAGTCGCTTTATATACCCTTACACCGATCTTGATCGCCAGTCGCTTTATATAGCCAAACAGCGATCTAGATCGCCATACGCTTTATATACCCTAGGAGCGATCATGATCGCACGAAGTTATATAGATCTGCGATAAAAAAATCACAACGTATAAATACCTATAGCGC